CGAGTCCACTTGCTTGTGCACCAAATTGACGACCAGCTGATGCTGACGCTTGACCTAACCGAGTAGTAGAACGAGTTAAACTTACTGACTCTTTACCAGCTTTATTTGCACCGGCTTCTAAACCACCTAACTGTTTATTGACTCTTTCCATAGTCTTGAGGGCTTTACCCTCGCCAGTAGACTTGTAATTGATGTTAATATTAGTATTGGTGGCCAATCATGTTCTACCTTCTTTTAGATTTTTGTGCTTTTTGCTTTTGTTGTTGTTTGTAGTGTGCATCAGTTTCAGAAATTAGTATCATCATTAAATCTAATACTTTTTGACGCTCTACAACCTCGTACACATCTAAGAGAACACCTAAACCTGAAAAGTCTTTTCCTAACCAACTTCCGCTCATACCTTCGATATTATCTGGAAGCATATTAAATATTTTCAGAGCCAATTGACCATTAAAGTCTAAATCTGTGTATTCAATTGGAATCTCTTCAGGAATAGGATCTGTTCCCATTTGTTCACACATCAGAAAGTATTGTTCTTTGGTTATTCCTCCAGTTTGGAGTCTTTCTGATATGAAACGAGTTAGTTTTTTTCCGACACCTCTATAGCATCTCTCTCAAAGATTTCAAAATCATTCATACAGTCTGTAACAAACTGATCAAAAATAGTTGAATTCTTTAATAGCTCTAGTGCATCTTCTTCTGAGTAAGGAACATCCTTAGTCATATCAGCACCTGCTGTGTCAATTGGAAGAATGCGGGCTAGTTCACGAATTGTAAGACCTTTCCATCCACGAATAACTTCTCTTGAATACTCTTCCAAAAACTTATCGTTATCGACTTCTTCTTCACGTTGACGTGTGCGTTTATTAAACTTAAAAACTAATGCACGATTACGGATCTTCATTAGCTTGTCACGTCCGACATAGGATAGTTTTACTAAAAAACCATCACTGTCTGGAAATTCTACTTCAATGATTTTTTCTTCAATCATTAAATTTTTAATCATACTCATAGGTTTCCCCTCCTTAAAATGAAGAGACAGCTATCGTATCTAACTTACAATCAGCGAGGGGGTACTGTTGCGTGTTAAGGATAGCTGTCTCACAGTTATTATTCATTCATGACCCCCTCGACATGAATTATTTAGCTTACTTCTGAAGCAAAAATTGTGACTTCATCACCGCAAGTTGGATCTGTTTCCTGTGCGAGGAAGTCAACTGTGATTCCAACCACATCATCAATTGAATGTGATGGGAAGTCAAACTGGACTGATTCCATATTTAGTGCGAAATATGGTGCAGTTGTACCACCGATTTGTAGGTTAGCACTTGCTCCAGTTGTTTGAGTTGAAGTATTACCAACAATATCTCTTAGGAACTCAGCTGACTGGTTAGCTCCTGCACGTAGATATGCAGTAAAGTTACCTGTAACTGATCTTGAACCTGTGAACTGACCAATTGGTGTATTAAGAGCAGCAAGTTCTTCAGGTGTTAGATATGTTGCATTGTTGTTGTAAGACCAGCTTAATCCTGTTACTGGGAAAGTATAAGACTTAGCAGCACCAGATGCAGCAGATACAACATTAATTGAGCTTAGACGGTTCTTAATGAAGGCAGCTGTTGTAGCTGAACCAGCAACGTTTGAAGAACCAAATGGATGATAGTGCTGACCAGCAGCTCCATTAGCATCAATTGTTGAGTTAGCAGCAGTTGATGTTCCAGAATTCAATGTACCACCAAATACTGAGATAGCTTCGTCTCTTGTTGAACCTGTAAGTTCGTAAAGGTTTGTACCAAACCCACTCCATGATGTTGATGCGATTGTATCAATAGCAGCATCAACTGTAGCTTCGTTAACAGCAGCCTGACCAACCTGATAAACAACATTATCAACTTTAAAGTAAAGTGAGTATTCATTCATTGATGGGAAGTTTGAGCTATGAGCTGTAACGTTAGCATTAGATGACTCACCAATGTCAGCAGCGTCTGCAAAACCTCTATGCTTTAGATGGAAGATACCATTGTTTTCCCATGATGATGTCTCAGCACCACTAGCTGCTGGTGCAGTGTTTGACATCATTGACTGCCATAAGAACCAATCTGCAACTGGCTTTGAATTACCAGTTTGAGAATCAGAACCGTCAGTTGCAATCATTCCTGTTGGACGAATGTAAGTTGTGAAGCTCCACTCAACAGGATTAACTGATGTATTAAATCTTTGGGTTGATCTATCAGGTGTATTACCTGATTCAAGAGTTGTGATGTCCTGATTAGCAGCACTCTGGTTGAATGCATAACCAGCCAAGACTTCGACTCTCCATGTGTTAGTAGGTTTCATGCTTGATGAAAGACCACCACCATTTAAGTCAATTGTTGACCAAAACACTTCAGTATTTCTCTGAAGGTTAATCTGTGTATTAGGACCGCAATTAGCCATTTATTTATCTCCTTATAAAGTGACTTCGTAACTAACTAAGATTTGTAATTCTACAATTCCGTAGGGGGTTAGAAGTCCTTCGTCAGTATTTATAGACTGTATAGTAATGTCTAAAATTTCAAAATGTGAATGAGTTTTAGGTAAGTTATAAATGACATGTTCTATATCACTTGTTAAATTACCATATTGCTCATTTAGTAATTCATATTCTTCATCGTATATATACGCTCTAAGAGCTAAAATTAACTGAGACTGGGTATTACCGTGAGTTTGATAATTTCTAGTTTCTGTTCCAGCTACAATGTAGATAGAAGGAAAATCATTTATTTCATCAATAAATTTGTACCCTCTAAAAACATTTTCATGTAGATCTGATTTGAATCTATATGTAGTACTTAAAGGGGATCCTGTCCCGTCAATTAATTTTAAGTTATCTACTACAAAGTTTACAATATCTCTTCTCTGAGACATATTTTTCACCTTACTTAAATTGAGTATATCATAGGGAGTTGACTCGGGCAATTATAAATTTTTAAATATCACCACGAATCAATTTAAACTGTCTAGAATATAAATTTTGAGTGATACTTCTTAGACTCCCCTCAATCATCTCTGAAACATCATATCCGTATTGCTCTAACGAGTAGTAGATAGGGTTTGAATAATATCTTATGATTGAATTTCTATAGTTTACTTGAGCTACTCTTAGATTTTCTATAAATCTACCACTTCTGTATGTTAATGTCGGTGGAGTAGGCTCACCCCCTTTTCTCATTCTGCTTTTTGTTACATCTTGTAAGAGTTTTGTCATTGTAACGGCAGATATAAATTGTCCTGTTTTTTGTTTAGATCTTTTAGGGGTCAAAGATCTTGGTAAATCTTTACTAATTGTATTTAATA